TTTTCGTTTGATGTAGTATTACCTCCAGCTTCAGAAGAGATATCACCTCCTTCACCACCAGCAAAATCTTTTGAGTTTTCATTTGTAGATTCCATACTTCCTTCAAGTTCATTAAGTGCATCAAGCATACAACTTTTATCAACACTAGCTCCAACAAAATCAAGTTGTGATTCTAATTGTACATCAGAAATAGTAACATTATCTCCAGTATTAACAAAGGAGTTACTATTATCAATATTAGTATTAATAGATTCATCAGTAACAATACTTACAGCTTGTTGTGCTTCTTCAATAGTAGCTCCACAAGATTGAATCATTTTACTTTGTACACTAGATGTATTTACGTTTTCTGTAGAAGATGAGTCCATATTATAAGTATCAGTAGAACTAGTAATATCCATAATAGATGTATTATCAGTAATATTAGTATTTGTAATTTCTTGAGAAGAATCAATATTTGTTTCTGTATTTACATCAGTACTAGAAGTAATACTAGCATCTGTATTACTAACATTTGTTGTTTCATTTACATTACTAATATCAGTTGAACTAGTATTAGTTGTATTTTGTACATTAGTATTAACATTAGTATTAACATCCATCAAATGTTCAACAATTTTGTTGAATGGAGCACTTGTTCCTGAATCTAAATAATTTCCTGTTAAAGAAGAATATAACATATATATAATATATATATATTATTTTTTAAAAAATTAGTAATATTAAAATAATGAATAACATAAATCCTCCACCAATGTATATATATTTTTCATCGATGGGTAATTCTGGTTTTAATTTTTTTTTAAATTCAGGAGATGTAACAACATTAACAGATTCTTCACCTGAAACATTACATTCAGATCTTAATTCAACATCTTGAATAGTAGAATTTTTACCTAAATTTAGGAAATTATTACTACAATCAGTAATATTAGCTTTTAAATTATTATTTAACATACCATAATTTTCACAATAAACAGCAGTAAATTTATCTTGATCACAATTAGTACAATCAGAGAATAATGATGTAACTTTATTTTCTCTTGAATTATCAATTACATCATATAAATATTGACATCTGCATTTAATACAAGCTAAATTATTATTAAAATCTTGATTTTGTGCTCCACAACATTTATCAACAGACAAACATTTTCTACAATCAAAAACTTCGCCTTCATATTCAATATCAAACATTGAAAGTTCAGGATATGATTTTATTATATTTTCACTCATTCTTTGAGTCATTATATATTAATTAAGAAAATAATGAATTATAAGAATAAGTTTTATCATTAATCTTATAAATTATACAATTTTTTCCAACTAAATTACATTTTTCTAACATTGAATTAACTAAATCAATTTTATTATTTTGATTTATTTCATTTTTTTCATTAATCCAGTTTTCTTTATTATCTTTTTCTTTTAATAAATCATACTTATCCCAGTTAGGTAATGTTATATTAAAATCTTGAATCATAAAACATTGATCATTATCATTCATACCTATAACCGATGCCTCGTTACATTTATTTTGATTATTACATATTGATACTGGTTCTGATAACTTACAATTATCTAATATTTCTGTAGCATCATTACTAAAATTCATATATCTTTCATCATTAATCATTAATATTCCAGATTTATTATTATCTATATTATTTTTATTTAATATATATCTTATTACAGTATCTAGTGTTGATAAAGATGGTACTTTTCTCTCAACTGACTTAATTTCTTCCTCTGATATAAATAAATTTTCATATAAATTAAATATTTCTTTATGTGATAATGATTTATAATACATAAGTGCTAATGATAACTCGTCCTTATTATTTATAAATGAATCAACACCTATTTTAGTATATATTTTATCATTATTAGATTCATCATTAATCTCAGAATCAATGATATATCCAAGAGTAGAAGTTTTTTTATATAAATTAAATCGTCTTTTTAACTCATTTTGTAAATTACTTTTTTGATCCTTAAATAAATCATCCATATCTTCCATATCAACAAATAACATACATCTAGCTAAAGCAACATCACAAGCAATAGCTTTTGTTTTTCCGATTCCACAAGCATATCTATCGCAATCTTTACTTACAGCTAAAGCAACATGCAAATTATTCTCATTTGCCACTTTTACTAACTCAAAATAATTTTTAGGTAAAGTAAAATTATAACCTTTTCTATTTATTATATTACCAAAACTATCTATATAAGAACCTAAAATTTTAATATTTCTCGACTTTCCATCTAAATTAAAATTATAATCACTATTTATTATAACATCACTAGCACTTGTTAACATATTCATATTAACAAAACCATTTTTATCATACAAGTTTAAACCATATCCCTTTATACTATCCGAATTAAAAAATAACTCATTAAATAATTTTTTTTTATTCTTTCTTAATTTTTTAGTAGCCTCATCAAATAAAGGTCCATTAGTTAAATAATTATTAGGTAATAAATCACCTTCACTGTTTACAAGTGACTTAAATTCATCCTCGTTTTTAGAAATTCCATATAATGAATTAATTTTTGAATTGTTCATAGGAAATCTACACAACTTATTGTCTATCATTTTACATTTACTATTATCAATTTTCTTAGATTGTTTATATACAACAGAATTATCATCTTTATATAATAAATTAACACCATCAACATCTGGTATTACTTCTCTATCTAAATATAATAATGGTCGTCCATTAACTTCATTAATTTTTAATCTTATTCTATTATTTTTATCATCATATTCAAATACATTAACATAATTACTATAATCTTTATCTCCACACACAAATTCGCCATTAGAACTTATATCTGTATAATTATCAGCAAAAGGTCTATTACAAACACTCTCAAAATTATAAATACAATAACTATTATCAACTTGTTTATTATTAATTTCACCTAAATATGAATTAGATGCTTTTTCATCAGTACAAATAAAATCATTATCTTCTATTTGTGTAAAATATTCTTTATTTTTGCATCTATCTTCTGATAATTTATTAACTAAAATAAATATTATTACTAATAAGATAAATATATAAATATAATCCATATATATATATATAAATATAAATTATTTATTAAATTCTAATTTAGTTATATTAAAATTATTATTATTTATATTACTAGCCTTAACATTTATAGATGATTTATTAGTAGACCCGAAATTAATAACAGTAGTTAAATTAATTTCTTTGGGAGAAGAATTATCATAACTAGTTTTAAATACTTTTTTTTTACTATTATAATTATTCATCTCATTATTTATTTTATCTAAATCATTCACCACATAATCTATTATCTTATTCCTTATAGCCCATCTAAAAAAATTTAATTGACCTATTGTTGTGACAATATATTTTTCATCATCATATTTAAAAGCTATTTTATTTGTAATATTTTTTTTGTTAATTCTACAAAATGGATCAAAAAATCTTTTATTATATGATTTTAATTTATTTTTATAATCTTGATAAACATTATATTTTGTATTATTTTTATTCCCTAAATTAATTAAATTATTTTTAGAATAATTTGTTACAAAATAATCTAATACCCTAAGTGATAATTCACTAGTACCAGTTACTATAGGTAAAATTTTATTTAAATTATTTTTATTTTTATAAAATTCATATAAAGATTCTAATAATACTTCTTCTTTAGATAACAAACAATTATCTGAACTCATATATATATAGTATTTTACTCTATCTTTAAATATTTATTATATTTAATTTAATTTTATAAAATTGAAATTAAAAAAAATATATTTTTTAAACTATTAGATGTAAAATGATATAAAGAAATATTATTTATATAATTTATAATGAGTAAAACTAAAGAAACCAATTTGAGCGAAGAAAACGTAAGTTTAGATGAAAACAAGACAAATGAAGAATTACGATTATTAAAGTCAAAAGTAGTAGATGATCAAATATTAAATTTAAAATTATTTATTAAAAATTTAGAGAAAGAGAGAAAAGATGAGAAGATTTTATTAAAAAGGGAGTTAAAAGAGATTGCAGCATTAAAAGGTAAAAAGAAAAGTAAAGATGGTAAACCTAGAAAGCCTAGTGGTATTATTGCTCCATCATTAATTCCTTTAGTATTTAAAAGTGAACCTTGGAATTTTGAAGAAGAGGAGTTACCAAGAATTGAGGTAACAAAAAGAATTTGGGCATATTGTAAAGAGAATGATTTATGTAGTTCAGAAAATAAAAAAATTATTATTCCAAATGATAGAATTAAAGAGTTATTTAAAAATTCATTAAATGAAGGTGAACAATTATTTTTTACACAAATGCAAAAACATATTAAATTTGTATATGATGAGGATAAGAAAAAAAGAAATGAAGAATTAGAAGAAATTAGTTTAATAGAAGAGCCTCCAAAAAAAGTCAAATCAAAAAAAGGGAAAAAAAATGAAGCTGTAGTAAAAGTTTAAAAAGTTTATAAAAATATATAAAAAAAATTAGTTAAAAAAATATAAATGAGAATTATAGTTGTTAAGAAATCATTAACAATAAAATTTATTATTTTTAATTAATGAGTTAATAAATGAAATTTGGTATTTAAATTTATTAAAATGAATATCATGACAATTATTTTGAATAAATAGGATTAAATCATTTATATTAATAAATTGTATATTAATATGAATATCGTGATCTTGAGGATAGTTTTGTGTAAAAATGTTTTTAGTATTTTGAAATTTATCAATATATTTTAGTGACAAATTATTAAAAATTTGGTTTTTTTTATAAGAATCAACAATTTCAAAAACATTTAATTTAATATTAGATTTAAGATAATCACATCCAAAAAGTATACATATTTCAATAAATTGATTATAATCAATATTAATTTTTTGTAAAATATAATCTAAGTCATATTCATATATTTTTTTTTTATAAATTTTAATAATTTTTTTACAACCAAAAGTAAGTAAATCAGTATCTTCAGACATACATAATTTAATTAAATTTTTTTTAAAAAGGTGAGATATCAAAAGATCAGCTTCACCATTAGCTCTAATATATGGAATATTAAATATATCAAATAGTTGTGTTAATAAATTAATAAAATTATAATCTAAATTATAGTTAATTTTATTTAATTTATTAATTTTTTGAATTATCAAATTTTTATTTGGGGGATTATTATTTAATTCAATTTCTAATAATTTAATTTTTTCATTAATTTTATTTTTTCTATTTGTTCTTAAATTAATAACATCATTTTTTTCAACTGGTGCTTTACCATCAATAATATATAATGGTATAATTTTATTTTGTAAAAAATTTATAATTTGATTAATAAAAGCGGATAATACATTATCACAAGAAAATTTATATTTATGAGCGTATAACATTGCATCAATAGCGATTACAGAATTTTCGTATGATAAAAAATATTGATTAATATCGTAAATTTTAATAGCATTAATATCTAATAAATATTTGTTAAGGCGTTTAATACCCATTTATATGTATAAATTATTTAAAATAAAATATACATATAAATTTTCAACCAAAAAAAGTCATTCTCAAAGTATTTTTATTAAAATCATTATAATCATATTTTGTATAAATAAAGTCAATATATTTTTTTAATTGTTTTAAATCAGAGCATTTTTTAATAATTTCAAATCTTTTTTTATTTAAATATAAATTATTTAGAGTAAGATCATTAAAAATCTTATTTATGTTAAGTAAAAAAACAGTTTTTAAAAAAAAGTATGATAAAACGTTAGTTTTTTGATAAAATAAACTATTTTTAGTAAATAAATCATCAAAAGATTTATATTTAAAAAATTTTAGTATTTTAGTGATTTGTATAAATGACCAATATAATTCTATATTAAGTTTATATTTATAAAAATTTTTAATTTTAACATTTTTATAATGATAATCCCAAATATTTAAAAATATTAAAGCTAATAATTCTGTATATGCTTCATTTGGATTTATAATATCTGCTTTCAAATTTATATCTTTATAAACAAATAATAGATCATTTTGATTATTTCTTATATCTAAATCTAAATAATGAATTATCTCATGAAATAATACTTTAATAACTTCTTCTTTTCTAAATAGAATTATATAATATCCAGGTAATGTCATACCAGAATTTATATTATCTGGACCTAAAAAATTATTATTAATATTTATATTCTTTTTCTCGTCAGATAAATAAATCTCTATCTTAAAATAATTTTTCTTATTTGTTAAATAATCAAAAAAATTTAAAATAGAATCAATTTTATTAATGAATTTTTCATCTAAATCATTTTTTGAATAAATTATTATTATCCTATCTTTATTTAAGGTATATGTTGTTTTAACGAATAAATTATTAATAATACTTCTTATAATTTTAGATGAAATAAATTGTGAAATAATATTTTTACTATAAAAATTAGTATTAATAAACTTATTTATTTGTGAATTATTATTTAAAATATTATCAATATTATCATTATAGTAATCAGAAATATTTTTATCAAAATTATTTTGTTCAATTTTATTTATATTTTTTTTATAAATATTTCTTTTATCTTCAAAATTAATTTCATTAATTATAGGGATATTAATATCTAATTCAAAATTAATTTCATCAATAAGGTCTAAAATAAAGTTAATATTATCTTTTTTCATATATAAGTTTAATATTAAAAAAATTTATATTTTTTTATATAATTATGTTTAATAATAAATTTAATCCAGATGTAATACATTCATTTGAAAATCAAGATAAATTTAGAAATAATACTAAATATGAATTAAAAAATATTCCTTATAAAGTAATAACAAAAAATAGTAAAGAAATAAAAAATCCAGAAGATTTAAAAATAAAATTAAAAGAAGATAAAGAAGAAGTTAAAAATAAATTTAAAAAAATTTTAGATGATAGAAAAATAAAATTAACAAAAGTAAAAAGAAATGAAGAAGATGTATTAAAGGATTTAAATAGTTTATCATTAGATAGTAATTATATGAATGATTTTAATGAATTAAGGGATGAATTTAAATCAGATTTCAAAGACAAGGAGGAGGATATAGTAAAAGACAGAGAAAAATACAATAATATGATAGAATCATTATTAAATGAAGGATTATTAGGATAATTTTATTTAAATAAAAAATAATATGATAAATATAAATGAAAGATGATTTAATAAATGAAAATTATTTAAAATTAATAGATATTTGTGAATCATTAAATATTGATATAATGGAGGATAATAAATTAATAGAAAAGGATAAAATTATTAATAAAGTAAATAATTTTAAAAAATATTTAAAAAACAAAACTTTAAAAATGTTAGATATTTACTATAATGAGGTAACTATTGATAATTTTTTTATAAAATTGGAAAAAATATATAAAGTTGTAAAAAAATATGAGAATAAAATTAATTATATATTAGATAATTTGAATAATATAAAATCAGAGGAGGATAAATCAGATAATGAAATAAGTTCTATATTTTTAGATTCAGATATTGATTTAAAGAATTTTGAAATTAAAATAGAAGACATAAAAGAAAAAAAAAAATTTTTAGATGAATATAAAAATTCGTAATTTATAATAATTTATAATATTATAATTTATTATGAATAACATTGTTTTAGGAATTGACTTAGGAACAACAAATTCAGTAGCGAGTTATTGGGATGGGAAAAAATATGTAAATATAAAAAATGGTGAAAGTAATATATTTCCTAGTATAATCGAGTTTACTGAAAAAGGAAAAATTATATGTAATAATAATTACAATAATTTAAATTGTATTAAAAATATAAAAAGGTTTATTGGTCAAGAAGATAATATTTCTAATCAATTTTTAAATGATTTAAATCATAATTATACTCTTACAAATAATAAGATTAATTTATATAATAAATATGAGAAAAAAAATTATACATTAGAAGAATTAAATAGTTTAATACTAAAATTTATTAAAAATAAAGCAGAGAGACAAATTAGTAAAGAAATTAAAGATGTGGTAGTAACGATTCCAGCTCATTTTTCTCAAAATCAAAGAGAGAGTGTATTATTATCATGTAGATTATCAAATTTAAATTGTATAAGATTATTAAATGAACCTACTTCAGCAGCATTAGCATATGGTTTAAATAATCATGATGATATAAATGTATTAATATTTGATTTAGGTGGTGGAACTTTTGATTTATCAATATTAAATATAGATGATGGTGTATATGAAGTGATAGCAACAAATGGAGATAATAAATTAGGTGGTGAGGATTTTACAAATATAGTTTTTAATGATATATTAAAAGAGATAAATTTTAATTTAGATGAAAAAAATAAGAAAGAAATCAAAATTTTATCAGAAAAGTTTAAAAAGAATGAGATTAATAATATAGAGATAGATAATTTCAAATATTCAAAAAAAAGAAATGAGATAACTTTTTTATTTAAAGATTTATTAGATAAAATAGAAAAATTAATAGATGATGTAATTAATTTTAGTAATTTAAAGAAAGAAGAGATTAATTATGTAGTTATGGTTGGTGGTTCATCAAGATTAAAAGAAATAATAACATTAATTAATTTAAAATTTGATAATACAAAAATTATAAAAAATATTGATCCAGATTTAGTTGTATCTTATGGAGCAGCTTTACAAGGCTATATTTTAAAAAACAGTGAAGATGTATTTTCTAAAAATATAGCTTTAATAGATGTATTACCTTTGTCAATAGGAGTAGAATCTGATAATGGTTTAATGACAAAAATAATTAAAAAAGGTAGTAAAATTCCTATAAGGAATAAGAGTGTATTTACTAATGACAGGGATAATATAGAGGAGTTAGAGATAGAAATTTATCAAGGGGAGAGATCATTAGTGAAGGATAATATTTTATTAGGTAAATTAAAATTAAGTAATATTAGTAAAAGGTTACGTGGTAAGAATGTAATAGTTATTGAGATGAGAGTTAATAATAATTGTATGTTGGAGGTAATAGCATATGAGAAAAATAGTGATAATAAAATAGTAATTAAAATAGAGAATTATAATAAAGATTTGGATGAGAATGAATTAAAAAGAATAATTAAAGAGAGTGAGAAGTTTGATGAGATAGATAGTTTAAAATATAAGTATAATAAATTATTAAATAAATTAAATGATCAGATAGAAAATTTAAGATATAATTATGAGAATAATGATTATATTAAATTAATAGAGAGTGATAGACATAAAATTAAAGATCATTTAAATATATTATGTAATAAATTAAATGAAGTTAAAAGTAAATATAATTTTGATTTAGATAACAATGAATTATTAAATTTAGTAAATTGTTTAAAAAAATTATTGAAAGTAAATGAGAGTAAATATAGTATGTTAATCAAAAATTATAATAATAATACAAATGATTTAATCTTAGAAAAAGAAAATTTAGAGGAAATAAATTTTAAATTTGATAAATATAATAATTTAATACAAGATTATATAAATGATAAAATAAAAAAGTTGGGAAAAATAAGTAAATATACAAAAAATAATATTACTAATTATTTTAATAATTTGTTATATAAATTAAATTCATTAAATCTAGATGAAAATGAATTTCTTAAATATAAAAATGATATTGATGTTATTATTGAAAAATATATTTTAAATGATATTGAATTAATAAGTAATTATGGAAATATTAATTCAATTAAAAATTTATTTCAAGTTAATAATATCAATTATGATATTACTAAATTTTATAATTTGAATTCATTAGATATTTTTAATTTATTATATGATATTTCATTACAATATAATTTAGAAATATGAACCTACTTCTTTTTTCTCTTCATCAGTTCTAAGTAAGTGCAAGACAGTAAAAAATACTGCTGTAGAAACAACAGCTGTTTCAATATCACTAGTAGCAGTATAAGCAATTAAGAAAATAAATAAAAATCTAGCATATTGAGATTTAAATAAATTTGTAACTGCAGAAGGTGTTTGTACTACACCATTACCTCCAAAACAACCTTGTGTAATAACAATTAATGTGAACATAATTGGTAATGATAAAAAATTATCTAAACCGTCAAGAGATGTAATTTGTTTAACTTTGTTTAAGTATTCCATATATATATACTATATATTTTTTTAAATTTCAGATTTTTTAATTTTTTTAAGTTCATTTTTATACTTTTTTTCAACTTTTACACCATTTTTTGTTTGATAAGTAATTGGTTCATTTAGTTTAATTCTTTTACCTTGATACTTATGTTCTTTATTTTTACTACCTTTGGTAGATTCAATCAAAGTAAAATTGATATTATTAGTATTAACATCTTTATCTTTACGGATAATTTCAGAAAGTGCTTTATTTGCGGCTTGATAAGGTGATTCACCTAAATATCTTCCACGGAATGTTCCATCAGCTTCTTTAATTTTAAAAGATCTATATTTTTTTTCAGACATGATATATAAAGTAAATATTAATTTTAGAAGAAATAAACTCAAATTAATTTAAAAATTAAATATATTATTATATGTATGACTGAAATAGAAAATAAATTTGTAATATATAATATTCAAAAAAACTATAAATTTTTATGTAATTATTTAATATCATTTCAAAATCATATAAATTATTGTTATGATATTAATATAATTAGTTTATATGATAGAAATTTAATAATAGGAAGGATTTATGAAATTGTAAAAGAGATAAATGTAGAATACAATAATTTAATAATTAATAAAGTCGATAATTTACTAGAAATTTTAAAAAACAATTTAGATATTAAATTATCAGATGATAGTGACGAAACATTTAATATAAGTAGAGAGTATTTAAAAAACAAATTTAATTTAAATTACAATGACGAGTTAAACAATTTATTATATCCATTAGACTTTAAAAGATTTAAAATATATAATTTATCAAAAAGTTATGGAGGAGATAATTTACTTTCTATAATAGAGTTATTATTAAAAATAAAATTAGATAATATATTTGATTATCATACTATAATATTTTTAAAATTTTTAAATAATATTTTTATACCATTAAAATTTGATATTTTAAATAAAAAATTTAAAAATTTAGGAAGTGTTGTAAAAACAAATATTAGTGAAGATGATAAAAACTTTGAAGATCATATCAATCAATATTTGAGTAGTTTTAATATTTATATTAAAAAAGTAAATAATGATGAATTGTTAAATAGATTATTATGTATAGAAATTAAATATTCTGATAAAACAATTTATTTTGAGGGAGTAATAATAAATGATCATATTAATATTTACATGAAAACTTGTCAGATATCTAATAAATTTTTATATTTTAAGAAAAGATTATTAGAAAATAAGTTAGATAAATGTAAAGCTACAAAAAAGTTTGCAAAGACTTTTTTTAAAACGTTAAATGTATTTGAAATATTAGGATACAATAATGATATAGTTGATTACATTGATGAAAACTATGAAAAGTATATAGATTTAATTAGTAAATCGTTTATGATAATTATGAAAGATTTTATAAAAAAAAATATTAGTATTACAGAAATGTTTAATATAATAAGATTACTTTTATTAGGTAATGAAGAGAATATTAATATAGCTGGGTTATTATTTGAAATTACAAAAGATAAAAAAAATAATAATTGTTTAATTTATGATACAATATTTAATAATTTGAATTATATTAGTCAAATTAAGTTAAAAAAAAATATTTCAAATATGAAAGAGGAATTAAAAAAAATTAGATCAATATCTTTAGATGATATAGATTATAAAAAACAAATATTATCAATAAAAAATATGCCAGTTACAATAAAAGCATTAGCATTAGAAAAAGTAGAAGAAATGAAATCATCTAATAACGAATATTATAAACAATTACAGTATGTAAAAACATTAATAAAATTTCCTTGGCCATCAGCAAATGATGATGTTATTTTTGAAGAATTAAATAAAGATTTAAAAAAAAGAAAAAAATATATATCAGATATTGAAGATAATTTAAAAAATCTAACATATGGACATGTAGAAGCAAAAAAATCATTATTACAAATAATTGGTAAATGGATAACTAATCCTCATAGTGGGGGTAGTGTAATTGGTTTAGTTGGTCCTCCTGGTGTTGGTAAAACTTTATTAGCTAATAGTATTAGTAAAGCACTAAATATACCATTTGCGCAAATTACTTTAGGAGGTCAAAATGATGGTGAGTTACTTCATGGACATGGTTACACTTATTCTGGTTCTCAACCAGGTATGATAGTAAAAAAAATGATTGAAGCTGGTAAAAGTCGTTGTATTTTATATTTTGACGAGCTAGATAAAGCTTGTTCAAAAAATGGATCAAACGAAATAACTAATATATTAATTCATTTAACTGATCCGAATATGAATAAATCATTTCAGGATAGATTCTTTCAAGGGGTTGATTTTCCATTAGATAAAGTTATTATGATTTTTTCTTATAATGATAGTAGTTTAATAGATAGAATTTTAGTAGATAGATTTATAGAAATAGATATAAAACCTTATAATGTTAATGATAAAGTTAAAATTTTAAAAGACTATATGTTTAAGGAAGTATGTTCATCTATTGGATTTGATATAAATGAGTTTGAAATAAAAGATGATGATATAAAGTATATAATAGACAAATATACATATGAAGCGGGTGTTAGAGAGTTAAAGAGAAAGATAGAATTTATTTTACTAAATTTAAATGTTGATAGATTATATCAAAGAGAGTTATTTAAAAATAATAAAAAAAAAATTAAATTAGATAAAAAATTAATTGAGAAAATATTAGAAAAGCCAAAATTAGAAATTCAAAAAATTCATAAAAATCCAGAAGTAGGAATTATAAATGGTTTGTATGCGACTACAATTGGTGGTGGTGGAATAGTACCGATTCAGATATTTGTTAATTATTTTAATACTGATGCTCCATTTACATTAAAACTAACTGGTCATCAAGGCGATGTTATGAAAGAAAGTGTACATTGTTCATTAACATGTGCAATTCAGTATGTAGATAAAAATAAATCTAAATATAATATTGATTGTGTCAAAAAATTAATTAATGAAAAATTTAAATCAGGTTTCCATGTACATGCACCAAATGGTGCTACACCAAAAGATGGGCCATCAGCTGGATGTGCTTTTACTACAGCATTTATTTCAAGACTATTAGAAAAACCAATTGATAATACAGTTGCAATGACAGGTGAAATTGATTTATTAGGAAATGTAACAAAAATAGGTGGTTTAGAATATAAAATTAATGGGGCTAAAAAAGCAGGAATAAAGAAAATTTTTATTTCCAGAGAAAATAAATCAGATTATCTTAAGATTAAAAAAAATGATGCTAAATTATTTAATAATTTAACAATAATAATTGTTGATACAATTGATGATATTGTACCTCAAGCTATTTTGATATAAAAAACTTGTTAGAAAATATTTTTTATATTTAAAAATTTTTTAATATAAAAAAAATAATTTATACTTTTTGAATTTTTAACTTAGAATCAAACTCTTCTGATAAATTTGATTCAGAAGATTCATAATCTGATTTATTAATACTATCTAATTCTTCTGAAGTTTCAGAACTTATTAAATCCAATTTATTCATTTCTGCTCTTTCAATTAATTTTTCTGTATCTTTATCACTTATCAAAACACGCGCATAATCTTTTATCTTATTAAATGTTTTCATTATTGTAACTTCTGAAATTTTAAATGTTGTTGATATAATTTTCTTGTTTAAATTTATTTTTAATATACTTACCATTAACATTATACTTCCAGCTGCAATTGATGCTGGTTGATGATCTGTTGCCAAATTTAACCTTTTTAAATTTTTGGCAATCTTTTTTGATATTAATATTTGCTTCTCATCTAATTTTAATTTTTCTATATACTCTTTTCTACTTATATAATCCTCCGCTTCTGATAATCTAATATTTTTAATTATTATATCTCCTATCATTAATTCACGAAATTTTCTGTTACCTTTTGTAACATTAGTCTCTGATATATCGAATATCTCAGCTATCTCTTTTGTTGTTCTTGGCTCACCTTGTAAATTTGATCCATAATATACACACGATGAAATAATATTTATTCTATTTAAACCTCTTATTATTATTGATTTATCCTTACCTGTTTTCTTATCCACAATTTTCTTATTCGATAATTGATAAAATAAATTTTTCGCATTATCTATTACTGGTTGACTGATATTACCTTTTTTACACTTTTCATCTAAATATTTCATTACTTCATACCGACTTCTCTCTTTATACGGCATCTGACTCCATTTTTCTAATGTTGATAACCTTTTATTACCATAAGAAACTTTAGTACCTAATGATGATTGCGGAAAATGATGACTAGTCGGACACCCACATCTACTATTATTCTCTGAAGTACTATTAATACTGTTCCAATCCGGATTCAAATCTAAAATATCACCCAATGTTAACCCACACTCCAAACAAACAATCCTTCCTTCCGTTCTATCACAATATAAATTTTTTGACTTACATAAACTACATTCCTCTATTTTTTTTTTTTTCTTAATTTCATTACTATTTTCACTTTTTTCTAAAGAATCTAGTATATCTAAAATTTCTTCCATTATCAATTATAATAATAAAGTTTGTCTTTAAATAATTTTATTTTCAAATTTTATTTAAAATATATATATATATATATGGACTTAAATTTAAGTATTGATGATATTTTAAAGATAGGAGCTGCGTATGGAATTTTGCAAGTTTTAGCACAAGATTTAGGAATTAAGACAGGAAAAAAACAAAGAGATATTGTTCAAAGTATTCCTATACAAATATTTTTAATGTATTCTGGAGGTTATGCTGTAACAGGTGATCATAAAACAGCATCAATTGCTACAGTTTTATATTATATTTTAAAATATATAGTTTCTAATGGAGAGACTTCAGGAGTATGTTTTGAAGATGTATAAAAAATTGAAAAATAAAATTATTTGTAAAAAAAATTGAAAAATAAACATATTAGTATTTCCTTTATAAACACACCTCAACCCAAAAACAAAACAAAACAAAACAAAACAAATCAATAAAACGAACAAACCGTAAGGAAAGCTTATCAAGAAAAAAAACAAACTAAATGGATTTATTCAAAGAGTACACAAATAGTGTAATGAACAAAATTCTAAATAACATTAATAAATGTTTCTATAACTTCTTAGATACATACTTTGAAAATGATATTATTACTAATATTCTTACTAATACTTACATAACTCTCTTAATATTTTTATTAAGTTTACTTCTTGTAATAGATTTGAGTTATACAATATTTCCAAGTATAGTATCATATTTATATTCATTTTATCCACACTTAGTATTTATTTCACGAATAATAATATTATCAATATTATTAATTATAATTTGTATTTTAAGTATAAATATATCTTATCAAGATAATAAAAATAAAGATGAGTTTGTAGTACATAGTAGTTTAACTAACTATATATATTATATACTTGGATTATCAATTCCTAGTGAAAATAAAGTACCAAGTCGTATTTCAACTATAAGTTCATCATTACTATCAAGTATAACTGATTCAAATAGCCAAGAAAATCAAGATCCTATATTGGATACAAATCCGAATATAGGAAATTTTGATGAATATTATATTATTGATGACGATACAGAAACTAAGGATTTTGATAATTATGTTATGGTTGATTCTGACCAAGATACTGATGTATATGATGTAAATGATTTAGATGACTATTTTATAGTTGATTCTGATACTGAAACTGAATAATTTTTTTTTATATTTATGTATATAATTTATATTTAATCATATTACCAATTAATTTTTTTTTTATTCTGTTTATTTAAAGCAATATTTATTTTTTTAAAAATGTTGCTATTAAAAAATCCTTTGTAAGAACTTAAGGGAGATGGATGTACACCTTCAATAATAATATGTTTTTTTTGATTAATATATTTTTTTTTTGATTTAGCATTATTACCTAATAATAAAAATATTGTATTAGGATGATTATCTGAAATATCTTTGATAATATTATCAGTAATATTTCTCCAAAATGTTTGATGTGAATTACTTTTATTTTTTTCAACTGTTAAAGATGTATTTAATAATAATATTTTTTCTTCTACAACCCATTTAATTAAATTACCATTTTCTGGGATTATGAAATCTGGATATGAATTCTTTATTTCAATAAATATATTTTTTAATGAAGGTGGAATAGGAAATTCGTCAGGTACAGAAAAAGAAAGTCCTGTTGCTTGTGGGATTATTTCATTATTAATAATTTTATAATTAATGTAAGGATCTTGTCCTATAAAAACTAATTTTGTTTCATTCAAATCAAAATATTTAAATGCTTCAAATATATTATTTATTTTAGGAAAAGTTGTTTTATTTTTGTATAATTTTTTAATATCATCATTATTAATATATTTTTGTAATATTTTTTTCCATGATTTTTTAACATTTTTAAATAAATCCATAAATATAAATAAAAATATATTTATAAATAAAATTGAATAAATAATTAATTAATATATAAATTTATTATAACTAAAATCAATTAAATATATTAAGTTAAAAATAAATTTTTTAAAGATAAATGAAAGAAATTATAATTTATGACGGAGATATAGAAATTTTTATAAGTAATAGAAATCAAAAAACTTTAGATAATAAAGATATTTATATACTTAATTATGATAATATAACTAATGAAATTGAGTATATATGTAAAGAGACAAATGAATATGAAAATTTAAAATTAGATCCAAAAGAATTATATGTATATAATAATTTATATGAACAAGCAAAATATTACAAAAAAAAGTATGAAAAAAGCTATAATAGAAATAATTTAAATAATATTAGTGATTCTAATAATAATTATTTTTATTATAAAAATGATGTAAAGTATATATATTTCAAATATTTTTATAGTGAAAAATCTATCATAATAAAAATGGATAGATTACAAATTGTTAAAAATAAAGATAAAAAAATATACATAAAAGGATATAACAAATTAAATAATAAATTAATTTTTGAAGAAAACGATGAAATTAAAGAAGTTGATTTTGATAAATTACTTTTCTCTGAACAATTAATTAAAAAAGCTGAAATTTATCATTATAATAATAAAAGAAAAAATAATTTTCAAGATGATGAACAAGATTTAAAGAGAATAAAAAATAAAAAATTAGAAATTAAGTTAGATTCAGATGATGAACAAGATTTAAAGAGAATAAAAAATAAAAAATTAGAAATGAAGTTAGATTCAGATTTAGAATATTATAAAAAAAATCAAAAAAAATCATTATTAAGAGAAAAATATAATCAAGAATTAAAGGATAATAATAAAAAATTTGAATATTGTAAAAATATTTTTGGAGAATTAAGTTCTAATAAATATGAAAATAATGGATCTAAATTATATTTACAGTATGATACTGATAATTTAAATTTAAGTAATAAAGAATTACAAAATAATAATTTTAATCATAAAAGTCTTAGTAATTATAATTTTAATCTAGATAATAAAGATAATGTTCAAAATTCATTTAATAAAGATTTAGAAAATAAAAAAACTTTTATTAGAGAGTTTAATGATCAAGAATCATTTAATAAAGACTTAGATGATAAAAATAAAGAATCATTTAATAAAGACTTAGATGATAAAATTAAAGAATCATTTAATAAAGACTTAGATGATAAAAATAAAGAATCATTTTTTAGAGATCTAGGAAATAATAAACAAGAATTATTATATAAAATTGATGAAAAAAAATAACAAAAACTAATTATCAATTAAAGAAATTTAATTATTTTGTATTGATTTTTATAAAAAAATTTATTTTTTATTGAATTTATATAATTATTATTTTATATAAAGAAATTTTTATATTAAATTTAATATTATATAGTAGTACAATACTATTTAAAAAGTTAATTAATACATATTTTATGGAATTGTTATGTTTTTTAATTAGTATTTTTGTAATAAATTTTTTAAATTTATTTTCATTATTATTAATAATATTTTCATTTTTAATGTGTAGATATTATTATAAAAAATATTTATTAAAAAATAAATATAATATAAAAAGAAAGAGATTATTTAATAATTTAAATAATAATTACATAGTTAAAGGTTTTATTTATGTATATAATTATTTTAATTATTATTTTAATATTATTTTAGAAGAAGTATATAAAATGTTTTATGATTTAATATTTGAAATAATAACAAATAATTATAAGAAAAATTTTCAAATGAGAAAAACTGATAATTTTAAAATTAAAAAAATTAATAATTGTAATTTAGTAAATAAAACTAATAATCATAATTTAATCCAAAAAATTAAGGATGAAAATGAGCTAAATACTATATTAGATGATGCTTTAAAAGAAATATTAGACTAAAAAAAATTGAAAAATAATTATATTAAGATTTACTGATTAAAAAGATTAATAACTTAATTAGAATAATACAAAATTAATCCGATTCATAATAATTTATTAATTTAAGATATATTAACTATTTATAATTATGTCAAGCTCAACTTCAAGTTCAACAAGTTCAAACATTAAAGATATTGAATATAATGGTATGACTTATTCAATTGATTTTGATCTTTCGTATAAAGATAAAGATGGTAATGAAATTACCATAAATTTTAATGATAATAATAAAAAAATACTTAATGATAATTCATATCAAAATCAAGATTTAATCTTAGAAATTATAAAAAATGGAAATGATGTTGAAAAAATGAATATTAAGGATATTATATTTCCTATGTCAAAATTAAAAGGTGATATGTTAAAATTTAAATATGATAAAATGTTTTATACACTAAATTATAATGAAAATTATTATGATACAGAAAATAATGTAATTAACATTTTACCTAAGAGTAAAGAAATATTTAAGGATAAATCATATCATAATAATGACTTACTTTTAGATGTTATAAAAAATGGAGAAGAAATGAAGATGAATATTAAGGATATAACTTTTCCTGAAGATAGAGAAAAAGAGTTAAAAGTATTTGTATTTTATGAAGGGAAAAAAATATTTTTTAATGAACCCGAACAAACTTTAATGAATTCAAATGAGAAGGTTAAAGTTATAGGATATATTCCTGATAATAAGGTTTTAACCGAGTCTTTGACAACTAATGAAAAAAAAGAATATGATCCATTTAAAGATTTTAGAGGATGGAAAAACTATTGTCAAAATCAATGTCGAAGACAAAATTATAAATCATATCCTTCCGTCTCAATTGATCATGATGGAGAGGAAATTAATGTTATTTATTATCCAGTTAATCAAAAAACATCAATTAGACAAACAGGAGAACTTGGACAAATCATAGGTAATACTGAAGATCATTTGAAATTTCAATTTCAAACAAAGGATAATCAAATAAAAACAGTTTATTTAGATGAACTATCTAATGGAGATTCTATAAAAGAAAAAGCTATTAATAATCATAAAAGAAAAGGATTAAATAATAGACATGAAAATAATTTACGTAGTAGTACTTCTAATAATACTATGAATTATTCTAATACAGTTCAACTAGAAGAACAAACTAGTAGTAGTACTAGTAGAACTGTTACTAATACTTCTAATGTTTCTTATTCTAGTGTGTTGACCTCTGGAAAAAATCAAGATTTAGTACAAATATCTCGGGAAGATTTAGATAAGCTTTTACAACTTAAAGAAGAAGCAACTAAAATTAAATTAAAATATAATTTGAAAAAAAATTTTTAAAAGAAATGGTAACAAAATTTATTTTTAATTTTTAAGTTTAAATATATTATAAAGTAAGGATTTTATTATAATAATTTTCAATGGTAGAATAATTATATAACAATAAAAAGTATAGATATTTTTAATTATTAATTTTTTTAACCTTATTTAAGAGGTTTTTTTTATATTATTTTATATTATTTTTTATATTAATTTTAATGTAAAAAATTGATATTTTAATAAATTATTTAAATAGTTATTAATATATATATAAAATATGGAAGAATTAAATCAAGATGATATTTTACCTTTACAAAATTTGATATTTAAAGAGGTTAATTCAATGTATAAATTACAATATAATCATTTTAATCAATGTATGGAAGATATGATACCAAGAATGTTAAAGGAAAATAAAAATATTTTTTATGAGAGTATATTAGGAAATAAAATATATAAGTACAGATTTTTGTTTGATGAAATTTCTATAAAACCTCCAGAAATTCCTGGGAAAAAGGAGTATATGTTTCCGGAAGATGCGAGGAAAAATAATTATACTTATTCAGCAAAAATAGAAGCTAATGTAAAACAAATTCAAGAAATATTTGATATTAATTCAGGAAAAACAATAATTAAGCAAATTGGAGAAGAAGAGAAGGAACAGCAAATAGCAGCAGTTCCGATTATGATTAGAAGTTCATTTTGTAATACTAATATTAGAAAAGATTTAAAAAATTCAGAGTGTATTTATGATCCAGGTTGTTATTTTATTGTAAAAGGTAATGAAAAAGTAATTATTGGAATGGAAAGATTATGTGATAATAAATTTTTAGTTTTTAAGAAAAAAGATAGTAATTTTTTAAGTGGGTATCAAGTTTATGCAACAGTAAATTCAAAAAAGAATGATTACACTGGAATGATTCAAACATTTAATATTAAGATGAAAAAAAATGGTTCTATTTACATTGAAACTCCACATTTTAATGATGTTCCTTTAGTAATAATTTTAAGAGCATTAGGTATGGTATCAGATCAACAAATAGTAGATAATATTACAAATGATCCAGATGATATATCAATGATAAATGCGTTAAGAGAAACATTAAATGAGAATAATATTCAAGGAGTAAAAAATGAGAAAGGAGAAGAATTAATTGTGAAAAATAATAATGATGCAATATTGTGTTTAATATCTAAAATTAAAAAATTTAAGAGGACAACTGATACAGATGAAGCGATTAAGAAAGAAGAGCAAAAAATATTTATTGTTAATACATTAAAAGCGGATGTGTTACCTCATTTAGGAGAAAATTTAATGGATAAGGCAATATATATATGTTATATGACAAAAAGAATGTTAAATGTGTATTTAGAAAGAACAGAAGCAGATAATAGGGATGATTATGTTAATAAAAGGGTAGATATGCCTGGAGTATTAATTTATCAATTATTTAATCAATTGTATAAAAAAATGTTAAATGATATTAATAAAACTTTTGCAAAAAAAAATACAGATAATCATGAGAATCCTATAAATGTGATTAATTTAATTAAGCCAAGTACTATAGAAATTGGATTAATAAATGGTTTATCAACTGGAGTATGGGGAACAACTAAAGTAAGAAAGGGTGTTTCTCAAGCATTACAAAGATACAGTTATCCATCAACAATATCAAATTATAGAAGAATTGTTTCTCCATCTGTTGATTCTACAACACAAAAATTAGTTGATATAAGACACGCTAGATGTAATCAGTATGGATTTTTAGATTCAGTAGAAACTCCAGAAGGTCAAAAAATTGGTTTACAAAAACATTTAGCTTTAAGTGCAGATATTACAATAAATATGTTATCACAGGAGATTATTATTGAGGAGTTATTAAAGGATAAATTAATAAATTTAGCAACAGTTCATCCATTTGACAAAAAAACTATGTTATTTTTAAATGGTCGTTTATTAGGATATGTAGAAGATGAGATTAATTTAGTAAATTTCTTAAAAGATAAGCGTGATAATAATTTTATAAATAAGCATGTATCGATAGTTTTTGATATTAATTTAAATGAAATTAGAATTTATTCAGATGGGGGTCGTATGATAAGACCTTTATTAAAAGTTAAAGATAATAAATTAGTATTAACAAAGAAAATGTTAGATGACATAGATGAAGATGGTATAGATAGTAAGAAAATTTCTAGATTAAATAATTTTTTGTTAAAATATACTGGAATAATTGATTTTATAGATGTAGAAGAATCAGAAAGAATAATGGTAGCTATGAGATTACGAGATTTAGATGAGCATAGAATGAAGATGTTAAAAGATATTAAAAATCCTAATCCATCTGGAGATAAAATTAATAGATATAATGACACTTTATATTTAAGATATACTCATTGTGAGTTTCATCCAGTAATGATGTTAGGAAGTGTATCAGCATGTATTCCTTTTGCGAATCATAATCAAGCGCCAAGAAATATTTATAATTTTTCTCAAAGCAAGCAAGGTAAAGGTATTTATGCGACTAATGAAAGATTTAGAATGGATATTAGTTATAGATTAGCAAATCCAAGTTATAAGTTAGTACAAACAACTCCAATGAAATATTTAAATATGGATAAATTACCAAATGGAGAAAATGTTATTGTAGCGATTGCTTGTTATACTGGATATAATCAGGAAGATAGTTTAATTATGAATCAATCAGCTTTAGACAGAGGATTATTTAGATCTTATGTTTATAAAAAGTATATTGATGAAATTAAGAAAAATCCATCAACATCTCAAGATGATAGATTTACTAAACCTGATCCAACCAAAGTTAGTGGT